GGCGGTTATGGCACATGCGTTTTTAATACGATTAAAAACGATTTCTTCGTCCACTTCAGTTGTAAATGTCGGTATATTAGTTACTTGAGCTGCTAATTCCCTCGACACATACAAATGACCTAATCGGCTCCACATACTGAGAGGAATTCTACGTAATCCAAACAACCAAAATTGAATTACTCTCCTACAATCAAAAGCATATACAGCCAAATTAGGATTGACATGGTACATTACCGATGTCAATTGATTGTCAGCACGCCCATCTCCTTTGGGTCCTTTTAACAATCCTGCCACCTCCATCCGATATTCCAACGGAAACCAAGCTCTCATTTGCTCAACCCAATTATAAGAATCCAACAAATGCATATTGTTATGTTCTAAAATCTGTTCCATATCCCCGGAATCAGATTGGGCATCATCTCCGTCTGGACCAACTGATGGTCCTATATGAATCGGAGGAATTATTGGCCCATTTTGCATTTGTATTTGGGACTGAACTTGGAATACAGGGGGTGGTGGTGCTGGCAATCCAATCGGTGGATTTTGTATCTTTCGCATTTCTGGAATATCACCACCGACAGGTATTGGATTACTTTTAACAGTAGCCATTTGTTCCTTCAATCTTAAGTCCAATGGTGGCGCTTCTCGCATCTCCACCATATTCTGAACTGGAACAAAAACATCTACGACTTTATCTTGTTTAATAAAATCACCTACAGTTTGGGCCTCATAGTTCCTAGACCATCCAACCATAGGTAAATCCAATACCCAATATCGAAACACGGCGGCAACCTCATCTTCACCATGTTTCTTACTGAACACACCATTACGATATAAAAATTTTTCAATTATATCATATTTTTCTGCTGGTCTTTTTGCAGCAATTATTTTCTTCTGCAAATCACATATCCAATACAGTGGTATTTCAGTCTCCGCCCAAACATCTAATCGACTCAATCTTTCCAACCACGGTAAAGTGACTCGTTTTCCTGCTTCTGTTGTTCTCATAATATTGTAAGAATAACTATCTCTTACAATTGGGGGAATATCCATTTGGGATGAATGAGAACAATCTTCCACCTGTATTTTATTTTTGTTTTCATTTTTCTTAGGTGGTAGATTTTTGGGGGCCATAACTTCAGAACGATTCATTTTCTTCTTGGCATTTTCGTTCTTTAGTCGCATCCGTTTGTCGTCATTAACATTACCTGAGGTAGGCTTTCTTTTCCGAACATCCTTCCCTTTAGTTTCATTAAACTTCTGGGTCAAATTTTCCACAGTTTGTGGTTTTGCAGGTTGTTTCATTTGTGTAACGACACGGGTTTTTAATTTCGTCTCAGAATTAATCATTGGCGTCTTCTCAGGAGCTACCACTGTTTTCATGGTCAAAGCTCCATCTGATAACGTCTCAACATCATTTTTCTGAGACACTGCTTCCTTGTAACTTTTACGAGTTTCTTTTTCGGTTATCCTATGGTCCATCCATATGGGGGGATTAAATAATATTTGATTCAAACATCTCTCTGTCAGTTTTTGTTCCTCTGACGAATAAAACGGTTTGTCAAATCTTGTCATATCCCTCTTATAACACAAGAAAGCATAATCCTCAGGATGTATAGTAC